TAGACAAGAGAAAAAACTTGACGAAATGTATAAGATTTTAATCGACCATATTGCTAAATTTGATAAGAAGTAATTCTCCTATATACTATATATAAGATATCTTGTAAATACAAACCTTAAAGATAGTTCTTTTTTCTTATATATTTTAAGTATACACTATCCGACATCCTGACTATTAAGACTTATTATGACAAAACGGACATTACCTATTATAACAATTTGATAACTTTAAATATCACTGTCCGAATTGTACTGATATGATATACTTTAATCTGACTAGTACTCTGGTTTGTCTCTCATACCCACCAGCCTGAGTACTAGTCTTTTTTTTATGGTATAATCAAGTACTATGACTATGTGTGGACCAGAGGTTTTTGGAGCAGATCCAGCCAGAATTAAATGGCAAATTGTTAGAGGAGATACCTCTCCGCTTCGTGTTGAGTTTTTAGAAGATGACGAAGTAACATATTTTGATACCTCTGATTGGACCTTTGAGGCCACTACTTATGATCCACAGGCCGATGTTCTTGATTCCCTGGAAGTTACAGCGGGAGAAGGATATGTAGATATTATGGCTCCAGCATCTATTACTGAATTCTGGGGTACTGGATTTAAATCAGTCGTAACAGAGTTGACATTTGACCTTCAAGTAACTATCGATGGAGAAACAATTTGGACACCACTGATTGGAACTATCTCTGTCCTTGGAGATGTTACAGGTAGCCTATAATGGCAGTAGTAAAAGTCACAACTCCTAGACCTGAGTTGCCATCAGTAATTGTAATCAAGAATAAAGTATTTAAAGTAAATAAGTGATATAATCTAATCATGACTTTACACGCCCACACAACCCTTAGCAATACAACTGCTACTCGACTAACTCCAAACGGACTTCACTCTGGAATGGATATTACAATTCAAAATATACATGAATCCGCTTATGTATATGTTGGTGGAGAAGAGGTTTCTGCTTCTGATTATGGTTATCGCATTGCTCCAGGTGCAGCATTTTCTATTGAACTACCTGGACAAGATGCACTTTATGCAATCTCAACTGTTAACAGTTCAAAGGTTGCAATTCTACAAACAGGGCTTGAAGGATAATGGCACGGTTTACTACAACAGGTGGTAGCGGAGACGGAACACCAGGAGCACCAGGTCCAGCAGGATCTGATGGGGCAGATGCTATTTGGAATTACACTGGAGAATACAGTGCAGGCGCAGCATATGCTGTTGGAGATTTAGCAACATACGATGGACAACTTTGGTACCGTGCTAATGCAAACGGTGGAAATGTTGGAGACACTCCTTCCCCAGGACTTTGGAACCTGCTTGCAGCAAAGGGTACAGATGGAACAAATGGTTCTAGCGGACTTGTATACCTAGGAAACTATGTTTCAGGTAATGGATACATTACAGATCTTGCAGTTGTAAGAGGAAGCGATAACAATCTATACATTGCAAAAGAAAATGGTGGTTTAGCAGATCCAGTTGGTAATACTGCAGAGTGGGATATATTCTCTACTAACACTGGTGGCGGAACTGCAAACATTGCAGACTTTATTTTTATAGACAATGGTGGAGATAGTTCAATAACTCTTCCTGGCGACAAGGGTATGAGAATTGAAGCAGGAGTAGATAGCGATTTGTATCTAACTGCTGGAAATGATCTTTATATTCAGACTCTTGGCGCAGGAGATGACATTCATATTCAAGCAGCAGACGATATTCGTTTTGCAACAAACAGAGAAGATGCTCCAACTGGTGGAGTGCTGCCACAATGGACTATGAATTCAGAAGGTGAGTTTCATCTACCTGGAAATGGTATTATCTGGAATCCATCAAACTCATCTGGTGATGGATATGGCAACGACACAATCCATCTTATTCCAAACGATGTAGATAATGACACAGAGCAAAGAATTATTATTGATCCCACTGCACCAAACCACATTCATATTCGTGCTGGAGGAGTACAAGATGCATCTACTGCAGACCTTTTTCTTGGGGGAGAAAGAAACCATGTTCGTGTTTCTGATGGCGGAAGAAGTGTAAGCATTAGTTCAAAGCCAGCAACTGTTGTTAATACTTATACAAACGACAACCCAATAAGCAATACCTACTTTATAACAAGTAATTCAGCAAACGTTTATGTAGGGGATACATTGTTTTATCCAGGCGGAGACATAGTAACGATTGATTCAATTACGCAGGACTCACCAAGTGCTGGTTTAATAACTATTACAGCAAACCTAAATGGAGCCCCAGCATCATTTGTTGCAGGACAGGCTCATGTATTTAGTCATGAAGAATCTTGGAATAATTCCTGGCAGTTTGGGTCAGATGGTGTTTTAACTGGTCCAGCGATGGGTGGTCTTCGTGTACAAGGAATTGAAGGCTATTCAGAATCAGGGAATCCATTGTGGGTTTATTCAAGCGACAGCGTTGTTATTAATGGTGGTTTAGATGGAGAATTTCTAAATGATCCTACAGTTCCAGCAAACCAAATTGCAACTCTTGGAGATTTACCAGCGGGAGCAACAGGAACATTCCAAACCTCAGATAGCAAGATAGTTATAGTTACTAATGGAATCATTACATCTATAGAGTCACTGACTTAATACCGTGAGATAATAGCCATATGGCTGCTTCTAAATCTATGGACTTTCCAGGTGCAAAAAAGTCTTCTTATGCTGCACAAGTAGAGCAAAGTCAAGCATCTCCTTATCAAGAAAACACATTATCATTTCTTCCAGTTCCTGGACCAGTAGGACCACAAGGACCCGCAGGTAGAGACGGTAAAGATGGTGAGCAAGGTCCCCAAGGATTGCAAGGAGAGGTTGGTCCAAAAGGAGATCGTGGACCAGCAGGAGCAAATGGAAAAAGTTCTTTATCTTCATCTGGACAGCAAGCAGGATGGGCTTCATATACAAACACTATTGACAAGCCAACAAAACTTGGTATCTCTCAAGGAGACGATGGTTGGGTAACTTTTATTTTAGACACAAAAGACAAGAATCAAAATGAAAAATACCTTCCAGAAGGATGCACCAGTCTTTGGAATAGTCATCAAAGAGCCCTAAACTTCCACGGTATAAAAGAAGGATCCCAAGTATCAGTAACATACAACTTTGAACTAACAACATATACCTCAAATACAGAGGTTTGGCTAAGAACCTATTTTGCAAGCAATGATCAAGAGTTCGTCCAGTTCGTAGGCTCTCTTAAGTATCAAAATACCTATAACCTTTCAGTTACCCAGAGTATTTTTATTGAAAATCATGCCATGTGGGGCAATGGCGCAGTTCCTCAAATCAGAACAGATTTTGATTCATCTGTAATTCTTAATTCTATCTACGTCAGCGTGGTATAATAAAATCATGGCATTTCCAGGCGAACTTAATATAAACTACTATAAGGGTGACACCCATGAATTTAAGGTATACCCTCAAAAAACAGACGGCTCTATTTTTCAATTAGACGATTATAGTAATGCTACATTTAAAATTGCAGAAGTAAGAGGTGCAGCAGGTGTTGCAGATCAAATTACTGGAAGTGCAATAATATCAACAGATGGAACACACATTACTTGTGCTATCACTCCAGCAAATGGTGCCCTTATGGATCCTTCTATAACATATGAATATGATATTCAAATCTATGCTCCAGGAGCAGGAACTTATGATAAAGTCTTTACACTTTTAACTGGATCTATTTCAGTAACAGATGACGTAACTCAAGGTACTGGAAGTTAATGACAAACATATTTGTATCCTCCGAAGACGTTAAAGTAATTGGCGGTACAGCCAATGTTAATGTTGAGGTTGATTTTGGACCACAAGGAGATAGAGGTAATTTATTTCTTGTAGGATACGGAAATCCAAATACAATTACACATAGCACCACTTTGCAACTTCTTGACATTTACATAAATGTTCAGGCAACAGACGAAGATTATTTAGTTATGTATCAATATCAAACTGTTTCTGGAGTAAATACCTGGGTTCAAACTGCAACTTTGATGACAGATAAGTTTAGTGTCATACGCCAGGTTGCTTTTGTAGATGGAAAGACAGCAAGCGAGGTTGATTTTAGAATATCTAATATTGCACCTTTAAGTCTTGTTGGTGGTTTAACAGCAGAAAACTTTAACATTCAATGCACTTTTTCTGATCCAGAAAACCCTATTGCACATTCTATTACGGTTAAGCCTTTAGCAATTCAGTCAGGAACTGGGGATCAGATCCTTCCAGTTGACATAAATGCCGTCGAATTTTCAGAAGGAAATTGGGTTGGCCTAAATAGAACAGTCTATATTCATTTCCTAATTACGGTGGTATAATCTAAGATGGTGATATGTAATGGCTGATCAATATACTGATGATACGCAAAATGGCTCTGGGGTTTATCCAACCAGAATTCCTGACTATGCCGATGCAGCCGATATTCAGCAGGCTTTAAGACTTTACCACTATGGATCAGCAACTATACCAACTGAAAATGTTTTAGGCTCAGTTCCAAACGGTATAAATACAAAATCAATTGCAGGATATCTAAAGTCTCTTTCCAATACAATTGCAACAGAAGTAACTGATAGAACTGCTGCTGACACAAATCTTCAAACACAAGTTACCAACCTTTTAAACACCATTAACCTTCAAACAACAGTTACTACCAGAAGTTCTAGTTTTACACTATCTCTTTCAGATGCTGGGAAAACAATTTTACTCGACACAGCATCTACAATGACATTGACAGTTCCAACAAATTCTTCAGTAGAAATTCCTATTGGATATCAATATTTTGTTATAGAGACTGGAGTTGGAAGAACAACCTTTACACCAGCATCAGGTGTAACTATTAATAGTAAGAATTCACAGATGTATATTGACACCCAATATGGAAAAGCAACACTTTTAAAAGTTGGTACTAATTCTTGGATTGCCTATGGAGATATTTATGAAAATGTTGCTTCTGTTCCTACTCCAGTTGCTGTCCCAGTAACACCAGCACCAGTTACTCCACCATTCTTTCCACCTGCCCCAGTAACTCCTGCACCAGTAACTCCTGCACCAGTAACTCCTGCACCAGTAACTCCTGCACCAGTAACTCCTGCACCAGTAACTCCTGCGCCAGTAACTCCTGCACCAGTAACTCCTGCACCAGTTGCTACACCAGTTGCACTAACTTATTGTATTTCATTAGGATATAACGTACCAACAAGTGGATATCCAGGAAACTGTCCAGGGGCATCTCCTGTAGCAGCACCTGTGTCACAATATGAACCATTGTGGGTAGCAAAGGGATGCTCTGATATGGTTTATGTAGTTTCAGACCTTAAGAGTACAGAAGCAGCAGCAATTGAAGACTTAAATGCAACTTATCCAAATGTTACTAATGTTCAAACACAATATCTAGAAAGTGAAGATGAGACAATTATTTCTATAAACTGTAATCCAACTAATGCTTTTGTTATTAATTATTGGTTAACAGAGCCTACATCAATTCAGGCTTCTTGGTCTAATGCTCCAGCATTTACCGTATCATATGAAACATCTATCAATGGTGGATCTGTTTCTAATATAAGTTCAACTTCTAGAACATTTACTGGTTTACAGCCAAGTACATCTTATACGATTTTAGTAATTGCAAAGGACTCAAACTTTCAAACATTGGCAAGTGATACACTGACTGTTACAACACCTTCAGCAGCACCAGTCACAACACCAGTCGCAGCACCAGTGGCATCTGCATCTGCCTATTGGTACACAGGATGTTGTTCTACAACAGGACAACAAGTTACAGGTCAAAGCAGTTCAGACTTTGCAGCAGCCTTTAACTCAATGAACTCTCAATGCTCTGGAGAAGTCACCAATACTTCAAGTGGAAACTTTGGAACTATTCCAACTATTAGTTGTGTAGCAACTCCAGTGGCAACTCCAGTAACTCCTGCACCAGTAACTCCTGCGCCAGTAACTCCTGCCCCAGTAACTCCTGCCCCAGTAACTCCTGCACCAGTAACTCCTGCACCAGTAACTCCTGCACCAGTAACTCCTGCACCAGTAACTCCTGCACCAGTAACTCCTGCGCCAGTAACTCCTGCACCAGTAGTTACATATTGTAGAAATGAAGTTAGAAGCATAAGCAATGCAACATGTCCAACAGGAAATGCAACATATAATGTTTGTTATTCTAATTCAGACTACACGGGCCAAATTTCTTCAACCTTTATAAGTTGTATCGGAAGCCCTGCCCCTGCACCAGTAACTCCTGCACCAGTAACTCCTGCACCAGTAACTCCTGCACCAGTAACTCCTGCACCAGTAACTCCTGCACCAGTAACTCCTGCACCAGTAACTCCTGCGCCAGTAACTCCTGCACCAGTAACAGGAACTCCTGTAGCACAAACATATTGCCCTTCACTAGGATATAACGTTCCATCTAGCGGCTACCCAGGAAATTGCCCAGGGTATAGATTTGATGCAAATACCATAAATATATAAAATCTTTATAACACAGTTATTCTTGATCGTGTATAATAGAGTTAACAACTAATAAGGGGCAAAAATGTCAAAGTCAAGGTGGGAAGAATATAAAGAAAAAAGCAAAACCTCTATGTTTGATGATATAAATAAAAAGGTTTTAGATTCTTTAGAAGAACAATCTGCAGAAAGATTAAAAATTTGTGATTCTTGTGAGCATTTAGTAAAATTGACAAAAGAATGCAAAAAAAACAAGTCGTTTGTTCTTGAAACAATAAAAATAAAAGAACAGCAGTGTCCTATTGGAGCCTGGTAATGGAAAAAGAAGAACTTGCCGTTGGAATTGTACTATATAGTAATGTAATTCCTTGCTATGAGGAGTTAATTCCTAATATAGAAGATTCAACATTATTTGGAACAATAAATTGGGGTGGAGCACAAGTTTATTCAGACAAAGATGCAACTTTAAATAAAAGCACAAGAGATACATCTGTTATAGGAGTTCCATATAAAAAAAATCTTTCAGAAGGTTTTCCATACGGAGGTTCAGTTTTTGATGCAACACTTTCTAACCTGTTCTTTAAATATTTTGATCCATTGGAAAGAGATTATATTCAAAATTATAGTTGTTTAGTTGATCACCATGACTCTCATGATTCTTATGGAATTTTAAAATATGGAGAAGGGCAAAAATTTGTAAACCATATAGATGACAGCCCAAATGCTACAAGAAGAGTATCTACGGTTTATTATTTAAATGACAATTATACTGGTGGAGAAATTAATTTTCCAAGGTTTGGCGTAACACTAAAGCCAAAAGCAAATCAGATGGTTATTTTTCCATCATCATTTGTTTATAATCATTCTGTCGACCCAGTTGTTGAAGGAAAAAGATATGCTGTAGTGAGTTGGATAAAATGAATATTGAAGAATATAAAGAAAAAAATGGAGTAACCCCTTTAGATTTAGTAAACCCAAAATCTCCTAGATCAACGGCAGAGTTAAAAAAAGAAAGAATGGCTATTTGCAATGCTTGTCCAAAATTAATAAAACTAACTACGCAGTGTAAAGAATGCCATTGTATAATGTATTTAAAAACTACGCTTGAAGAAGCAAAATGTCCGATTGGAAAGTGGTAAAATGATAAAACAAGAAATAGCACCAGGTATAATAGTTTACGATAATGTTATTCCAAATAGTGAGAATCTTTATAAAGATATAGAGGAAGGTTTAACATCCTCTGGTCTTGAATGGATTCCAGCATATGTTGTTGAAGCAGAAACAGAAGCAAAGGTTAACTCTAGAACAAGGGATACGGATTCTTTCGGTGTTGCCTATAATGGTGGAACAAAAGATCTTTCTGGAAATGTTTTATCTGAAATTTTTAAAACAAGTTTAGGAAATTTATTTTTTGAAAACTTTCATCCAGTTGAGCAAGATTATATGAGCAGTTATGGAATTGGTTGGGGTTGGCATGATGAATGGAGCGTTTTAAAATATGGCAAAGGTCAGCATTTTTCTAATCATATAGACGATCATCCAAACTATCCAAGAAGAACTTCGACAATCTATTATCTAAATGATAACTATACTGGAGGAGAACTTAATTTTCCAAGGTTTAATCTTACAATAAAGCCACAGGCAAATCAAAAAATAATTTTCCCATCAAACTATGTTTACAATCACTCAGTTTCTCCAGTTATTGAGGGAGAAAGGTATGCTGTAGTAAGTTGGCTATTTTAAACAACCCATTGATAATAAAAAATCTATTAAGCAATGACGACTATAACAAACTTTTAATTTCTATAGGAGATCCAAAACGTTTTGAGTATTCTTCTACTTTTAGTAGATATATTTCTGGAGAAGGAAGTCTTCCAATATTAAAAGAACTAGCAAATAAACTAGTTCCGTTTGCAAGGGAAATATTTAAAAGCAATGGATTAATGCCAACATATACTTTGTTTTCACACTACGAGGGAAACCCAAGTTTATTTAAACATAAAGATGATAATGCTTGTACCTATACTTTAGATATGTGTCTTTATCAGTCAAAACCTTGGGGATTATTTGTTGACAATAAAGAGTATATCCTAAAGCCAAATGAAGCACTTGCCTATTATGGAAATGATCAGGATCACTGGAGAGAAGATTTTCCAAATGATAAAAATGATTTTGTTGCTATGGTGTTTTTTCATTTTGCAGAACCAGATCATTGGTATTTTACAAAAGGTAGTTCTTACCATCAAGTTATTATTGGTAAAAAAACAGAAGAGCAGTGGAAAATAGAAAATGATCTATCATCAACTATATAGAAACGCAGGGCTAATAAATCAATTGATGAGTATTGAGTTAGCGGTTGGAATTTCAGAAGTATCAAAACAAGACTTGTGTATATATAATTTAAAACCAAATTCTCAAATTTTTTCTGCAAGTTCTAGTTATAATAAAAGGCCATCTGTTATAAACAATAACAACTATTTCAATATTGCTGAAATTTTAAATTGGAACAATAAAGAAAATTGTTTACTATTAAATGATGAAGTAGAAACAAAAGATTCTTACACAACAATTGACAACCTAATGAATTATTATGTAGACCTGGAAGACGGGAATGACTTAGATTTTTCAGAGGGACGAACCAAACTCCAGTTTTCAGATAACATGAATATAAAAAATACTCTTGGATTTTATAGTAGATTCTTTAATAATAGAACAAAAGACTTAGACAAAAGTCTTCAATCGGTAAGGTTTCCAGATGAGTACTATGAGTTATCAAAGAAAATTGCTGATAGTCTTGGGGATTTTAATGGTCTCCATTTAAGATTGACAGATCACATTTCTCAACGTGTCAATACTACAAAAGAAATGTTTGACTCTGGAGTTGAAAAAATTAATGACAAAAACCAACTTGTTCTTTGCACAGACGACCCACACAATAAAGTTATTCATGAGTCCAAATATAACTTTGTAATGCTTGATTCTTATATCATAGAAAATTTTGGAAAAGATTTTTCTAACTTAAGATATACAGACGAAGTGTCTTTTGGTTTACTTAATAATCTAGTAATGCAATATAGTAAAAAATTTGTTGGTACAATTGGAAGTACCTATACTGCTTATATTCATAGAGGTATGAATCAAAGATCAGATATAGAGTGGCATTGGTTTGACTACTTAGATAACCCCGTATATGGGGAAGTTGGTCCTGGAAAATATTCTTGGAATAGTATTCGTGGAATTGATACCGCTAGTAAACAGTGGCACAGAGAATGGAAGGAATCAAGAATATGAAAACAGCACTAGTTCTAGGAGCAGGTGGTTTTATTGGAAGCCACATGGTAAAGCGTTTAAAGTCAGAAGGATACTGGGTTCGTGGTGTTGATCTAAAACGCCCAGATTTTTCTGACACCGCAGCAGACGAGTTTATTGAAAGAGACCTGTCAGTATATGAAAACATGGAGAAGGTCATTCAGTTTAAAGGTTATGCTGGTAATTTTTATTCTGAGATTCCTTATAAGTTGATAACATCGTTTGACGAGGTTTATCAGTTTGCAGCAGACATGGGTGGTGCTGGGTATATATTTACTGGAGACAACGATTCTCAGATTATGGAAAACTCTGCTTTGATAAACCTTAATCTTCTTAGGGCCCAATCAAGACTAAATGCTAAATACGATATTAATAAGACAAAGATTTTTTATTCAAGTTCTGCCTGTATGTATCCTGACTATAAGCAGTTAGATGTTAATAATCCTGGGCTTAAGGAGTCTGATGCATACCCTGCAGATCCTGACAGCGAGTATGGCTGGGAGAAATTGTTTAGTGAGAGAATGTTCTTAGCATTTAATAGAAACAATAACATTCCAGTAGCAATTGCTAGATATCATAATATTTATGGACCAGAAGGCACATGGGATGGTGGAAAAGAAAAAGCACCAGCAGCGATATGCAGAAAAGTTATTCAGTCAGATGGCTTTATAGAAATTTGGGGGGACGGAGAACAAACCCGCTCATTCTTATATATAGACGAATGCATAGAGGCAACAAGAAGACTTATGAAATCAGATTTTACTGGACCTGTTAATATTGGCTCTGAAGAGATGGTTACTATTAATCAATTGGTAGACATTGCTTGTGGTGTTGAGGGCAAGATTTTAAGTAAGATGCATATACCTGGACCTTTAGGTGTTAGAGGCAGAAACTCTCAAAACGATCTTGTAAGAGAAAAATTAGAATGGGATTATTCTATGACCTTAGAAGAAGGAATTAAAAAAACATATAATTGGATTAAGAATCAGACAAATGCAAAAAACTGAGATAGTTCAAGAGTTTACTTTGACCGATGGAATAGGGGCTCAACTTTGGAGAAAAATATATGCTATGTCTTATGCAAAAGAATATGGTCTTATATTTAAAGATACAAAAATTAATAACTTTCATATACATGAATCAGATAATATAAAAAGCGAAGAAGAAAAAAAAGAACTTATTGAAAAATTTTATAGCATACTTGATATTCAAAAACTAGAAGAGGATTTTGAAAACCTTCTTGACTATAGTATATGTAAAAAGGTTGGATTAGGTCTTCCTGAAAGCCAAGGAATTATATTTAATGATAAAAAGTTTTTAAGACAAGCAGTCAATTTTAGCAAGGTTTTAGACACAGACAATTCAATAGTTATACATATTCGTAGGGGAGATGTAATAAAAGAAAATCCTAGGTGGATTGAAGAAGATGTTTATGTTAGTATTATAAAAAATATTAATAAAGTTATTGCTCTATTTAATTTAAAAAATCCAGAGGTAATTATATTAACAGATGCCCCAGACGAAGAAAGGCTATATAAGCCAATAAACCAAGAGCAGGCAAATCTCTGGAATCAAATATATTTATATGCTAACAACAAGGGAGAGTATGTTTCTACATCTTTTAACTTTGATAAACTAAGAGAACACTACCCATCTTTAAAAGTTGTCAATAAGTTAAACACATTTGATTCTTTTTTATTAATGCTTAGAGCAAAAATTCTATTTGTGTCCAGATCTGCATTTTCACAATCTGCTGGCCTATTGTCAAAAAATAATGTTTTTGAAATGTTTGACTCTTATAATGGATTTTGTAACTCTGTAGGATCTGTAACTAGTTCTGGAGACATTATTTTTTACAATAAAAAACCCTAACCGTTTTGGCTAGGGCTCTTTATTAGTAATCATTTATTTAGGAAATTTATTCATCCAGGCTCTAGTCCTTGGAGTAATGCCCTTCCAGGAAGACCAATCTTCTCCACCGTTTGTCATATAATATGCAATCTCTGCATTCTTGACGGGATTGAATAGTTCAGCATTAGAGTCAAGATCAAACTTGGTTCTACGATCTGGACCAAGTGCATCAATCATATTAATTTGGAATACCCCATAAGATGAGTCTCCAGTCTTGTGATTGCCGTTAAAAGCCAGTGGTCGCCCATTAGACTCCTTTTTAGCAACTGCCCACGCAACCACAAGGTCTTTGCCCTTAAAACCTACTAAGGACAAAAGTTCTTTTAGTTCTAAGTCGGTCAGAGAAACCTTATTCTCAAAACTCTCTAACTTTTTAGTCTTAGAAACCAAAAAAACCTCTTTCGAGGCTGTATCTACTGTCTGAGCCTGTTCAAGGCTAAGATTATTTTTCGTATCTAGTTCTGGCGTAGCATTAGCAGCATTAGATAATACACTAACAAGTGCTACGATACTGAGTGTGCTAATGATCTCTTTGTTTCTTTCGATAAATTTAATCATAGTTTCCTCCTTAGAAAACAATAACACCCTGGTAGGTGTCTACTGACAAGTATAACATAATTTTGAGTCAAAAGTCAAATCTGGGTGTATAATTATTTTATTATGACTACATATGCTAATTCTGCCACGGGAGTTAAATATCCCCTAGAAACCTCAGCCGTAAACGTACATGGAGACTTAAAAAAACTAGCAGAGTCCCTTGATGCAATTTTACCAGCATATGGAGTATCATATTTTCAGATTGATGTAAATAACAATAGTGGAGCAACAATTAGTGCAGGTGTTCCAGTTATTGCAACAAATGGCAAAGTAAATGGCAAGGTTACAATTGCAAAAGCCCTTCCATCAACAACTGCACCAATTTTGGGATTATTAAAAAACAATACAGCAAACAACTCTGATGGAATAGTTGTTGTTGCTGGAGTTATGGAAGGTTTAAATACTTCAGGATTTGCTGCAGGACAAACACTATATGTTGGTTCATCTGGAGGTTTAACAAATGTTAGACCAGTAGGTGGATCTGCTGCAGTTGGAATATGTGCAGTTGCAGATAATGTTAATGGAATAGTTATAGTAGAGGCAAAAGGAAACGGTACCTGGGGAGCACTCAGAGACGGTTTGTCGTGATATAATTAACAAATGGCAACTCTAAGAGGATCTCAAACATCATACGATATAGGAAATAAACCACCTACAGTTATTTGGACTGTTGTTCGTGGAGATACATCTGGTTTTAAGGTTTATGTAACAGACGATGCAAAAGTACCGTTAATTTTAAAGGGTGCAGGATCTGAGTGGGACATCGCTATGAAGATTAAAAGACCAACCCTTGCAGCAGACAAAGGAGTCATCACTGATAATGCTACAACAATCATGGCATTGTATCCAGTTGCAGACGAAGATGATTTGGTTGGAGAATTTACAGTTTGGCTTACAGCAGAAGAATCTAATGTCTTACAAACAGGAGACATCTTTGATATTCAGGTTAGCGACCCAACAAGAGTCTGGACAGTTGCTCAGGGTAGCATGAAGATCCTTGAAGATGTAACAGATTAATGGCCACAGCATTAATACTTGATGAACTTAACAGTAAAACAAAAAGAATTTTTCCTATTGACTACCCATTAGTTCGGGTAGAAGACTTTACAAGAACTGTAGTCATAAGCGAAGTCTTACCTTTTAGAGTTAAGTTCTCAGCCATTCAGATACAGGCTATTGGTTTAGGAAATACCCCAGCAATTCCACTTCAGGTTATTGGATACAGCAATTACATTCTTTAATTAGATAATTAAAAGGGTGATATAATTACGACATGGCTAAAATATCAATTTCAAATGTAAAGTCCCTGTTTCAAACAGGAGATAGACCTACTCAAGAAAACTACGTAGATCTAATTGACACCGTAGCAGCCCAAGCAACAGATTTGGGTTCTTCAGGTAACAACGAAAACACAATAAATGGAATTGAAAACTTAACCGTTATTGATTCATTTGATGCTACAGTGTGGCGCATGGTCAAGTATATTATTTCAATATCAAAGACATCTGCAGGGGACAACAAGTTCTATGCAACTGAATTAACTATTCTTGTTGACGGTACAAATGTAAGCGTCAGCGAGTACGGCACTATCGACAATGATGGGAATATTGGCACCATTAATGTCTCTCGCACTGGAAATACCGTGGCCTTAACAGTCACTCCAGATAATGCGATCAAGCCAGTCACAGTTCGTTTTGCACGAATTGGACTTAAGGCATAACTAAGGAGATATAAAAAATGGCAACAGTAAATAAAGATTTTAAAATTAAGAGTGGGTTAATCGTTGAAGGTTCATCAGCAACCGTTGGCGGTTTTGACATTCTTACAAAGAAGCAGGCAGATCAAGATTACATTATCAGCCTTGCTGGTGGCGGAGCAACATCTGCTAACGAAGCAAACAAGGTCGTAAAGCGTGATGCTAATGGTGACTTTGCTGCAGGAACAATCACAGCAACTATTACTGGTACAGTATCAAGTCTTTCAAACCACGATACAGCAGATCTTGCAGAAAATGCATCAAACAAGTACTTTACAAACCAAAGAGCACTTGATGCAACAGCAGCAGCATACGATGCAGTAGGTTCTGCATCAGCAGCCCAGTCTGCAGCACAGACATTTGCTACAAACGCAGACACAGCAGTTCGTACAGCAGTAACAACTGAAATTGGAACTGCAAAGACAGAGGCAATTAATGCTGCATCAGCAGATGCAACATCTAAGGCAAATGCTGCACAATCTGCAGCACAGACATTTGCTACAAACGCAGACACAGCAGTTCGTACAGCAGTAACAACTGAAATTGGAACTGCAATTAGCACAGAAGTTACAAACCGTAACTCTGCTATCTCAGCAGCAATTGCAACAGAGGTTACTGATCGTAACTCAGCAATTTCAACTGCAGTATCAGGACTTGTAGATTCAGCACCAGATCTTCTTAACACACTTGGAGAGTTGGCTGAAGCACTTGGTGATTCACCAGATACAATCACAAACCTTACAACTAGCATTGGAAATAAACTTCCTCTTGCTGGCGGAACAATGTCAGGTGCGATTGCAATGGGAACAAGCAAGATCACTGGTCTTGGAGATCCAACCAATCCACAAGATGCAGCAACAAAGGCTTATGTAGATGCAGAAGTTTCATCTGCAGAATCAGCATCAACAACAGCAGCAACAAATGCACTAGAAGATGCTAAGGATTACACAGATGCTCGTGAGACAGCAATTACAACTGCTTACCAGACATATGCTAACGCTGCAGAAGCAGACGCAATCTCAGCAGCAGCAGCCGATGCTACTACAAAGGCTAATAATGCGTTAACTTCAGCACAGGCTTATGCAGATGCCCTTACAACATCTGATGTAGCAGAAGGAACAGCACAGTATTTTACAGATGCTCGTGCTAAGTCTTCAGCAGCAAGTCTTTTGACTGGTGCAACACTTACAAACATTACAATTACAGGAACAGGTTCAGGACTTACTATTACCGCAGAAAACGGTGTAGCAGATTCTACAACAACTGATCTTGCAGAAGGTACAAATAAGTACTTTACAGATGCTCGTGCTCGTGCTGCAGTAGATGGAACAGACCGTTCATTTACTTCAGTTGAGATTAACTCAGTTGCTAAGCAGGTTGCAGCAACACTTACAGCAGCAACAGCAGGAGTTCAGACAGCCCACGCTTTTGCAAAGGCTGATTACCGTTCAGCAGAATACCTTGTAAAAATTGCCAATGGAAATAACACAGATATTTCAAAGGTACTTTTAACACTTGATTCTTCAGATAACATTGCAATTACTGAATACGGAATGGTCTCAACAGGATCATCTCTTGGATCAGTTTCAGCATCAATCTCAGGAGCAAACGTACAACTTCTAGTAACAACTGCCAACAATACTTCAGTAGTAACTGTTGTCGGAACATTGCTTAAGTAATAAAAAATAAAAATAGTTGGAAGAAGGAGTAGTAAATGGCAACAGTCGATAAAGACTTCAAAGTCAAGAATGGATTAGTCGTAGCAAACGGCGGTACATTCGGAAATGCAGTAACAGTAGGAGCACCAACTCTTAATGCCCATGCAGCAACTAAGGAGTATGTCGATAGTCGTTCAATGGCCGTAGGCCCAACTGCTCCTTCTTCACCAACTAATGGAACAATGTGGTTAGACACTCTAACAAACAGAGTTAACTTCTATTACGAAGGTTCTTGGTATACCCAAGCAACTATCGATGATACAAATAACTTACCACAGCACATTCACGATACTGCAATTGATGGAACTGGTTTCATAGTGTCTCAGTTCTATGAAGGTGGATCATTCAACAGCCCATTGGGTGTAGGTTTGGATGCTGGAGGACCAGGTACAACAACTTGGACTGTAGTGTTCGATGGCGGTAGTGTAGTAGATAACTTCAATTAAAACAGGGGTTATAATAAGGTAGTACAAATTAATGGGCAGCCCCCATAAGGAGAAATAAAAATATGGCAACAAGAATGCAACAGCGCAGAGGAACTGCAGAACAATGGACGGCTGCAAACCCAGTTCTAGCAGCAGGAGAAATCGGTTTTGAAACCGACACAAATAAGTTTAAGATGGGTAATGGATCATCAGCATGGTCTGCCCTACAGTATTTTGCTAACACAGCA